AGGGTAGCCCGGTAGATCAATGTTCACGTGCATCTCAAGCAACTGGAACCGGTCGTCCATGCTTGCCGAGAAGCCTTGATCCTCTGCCTTCTGCTTCTCCACCTCGTCCATGACGCGAACTGGTTCACCCAAGTCCACATCACGATAGAACCCTGCGTACTGAAGCTTGGCTAAGTCGTTCTTAGTCTTACGCATCCGATGCGTAACACGCTCTGCCGTCTCTAAGTTAGAGGCACCGTACGGAACCACGATATCTTCCGCCGGGATGTAGACAGCGGTTTGGCGATTGAGCGAAGGGTCGAAGTACACCTTCTTAAAGGCGTTACCTGCCAAGGCCATCGACAGCAGCATTCGCTCGTGTTCCGGGCGGTACTCCTTCATTACCTCGGTGAGTTGGAAATTCATGTCATCAACGACACGAACAGCAGACTCTTTCTTCTCTGCCGTCTCCTTACCGATGATCTTCGCCTTGACCGGACCCATTGCAGGGAAGGTCTCCATGATCGTCTCGGACTGAAACTTAACTGCCGACTCCATCAAGAGCGGGTGGAACACACCACACGCACCCGGCCACGGCTCAGTACGATCCTCATAGCGAATGCCGAGGATTTTTAGCCCCTTCACATATGTGTCGAGCCAATCCTTTCTTGAACTTAAATCTTGCTCATAATTGCCAATCAACTCGGAGGCGAGGGTCTGTAACTCGCTCTCGCTCATGAAGTCTGCGAGGTTGGTATCGAACTCATCAGCACGAGGCTCGGCTTTAGACATCTCAATGACGACACCATCCTCGTCAGAGAGTCCTTCCACCTCAATCTCGATCTCAATCGGCTCCATCTCAGCGGCAAGGACCGCGATACCTTGGGGAGCCTCCATCAAACTTTTATCGACGGCCATCTAAGTTCTCCTAATAATATGCTTCACGACGATGGCTCTTAAACCATCGTGTCGGTTCCGGTTCGTCGGACGGAAGCTGAATAAAGCCCCCCTGTCTGAATCGAAGTAGGGCTAGGGTGGTGGCGTCCACCAAGTCGTCATGGGTACCGGAGGGGAAGTCGTTGCATTCCTCCACTACCTCCCAAGCCCAGCGTCGGTCAGGCACCCAGACTATACCGGAAGAGAATAGATCGGTAACTGCGTTAACTCTTGAAATCTTATCCTGTCCCTTACCCGGCGTGAATTCGGCAATCGGCACACCCATACGCCGCATCTCCTGATACAGCGCCGCGCCGTTGGACTTCTTCTCCACGATGAACGTGTCCGGGTTCCACTCCTTATATTGTTCTAGGACTAAGGCTTTGAGTTCAGGGAATTCGAGGCGCTCCTTTATGGAGTTGAGCAAGATGATGTTGTAGTTCTGGGTCTGTTCGTTCTTGAAGACCCCCCAAGTGAGCAGGGCGTTGTAGTCCGACCGGTTGGTTTTCTCTTGGGCAGCGTCGAGCGTCATAATAATGTGCTCGCACATCGGGGGATTCTCTGGCTCCCAGACCTGCCACCACTCTCTCTTAATAAGAGCGCCTTCCTCCGAGGTCGGCTGCTGCATGTACTGGGCTTGCCAATACCGAACGTCCATACTGGCCTTCTTCGCCAGCAACTCATCAATATCCCAGAACTCAGGCCACAGCGGTTTGTCGTTCAGGATCGCAGGGAACTCAACGACCTCCCACTCATCTGCGCCTTCTTCACGCAGCATGTGATCCACGATCTTGCCGGTTAAGTCCTGCTTACTCCAACGCGTCATCACCACGATGATCGCGCCACCCGGCATTAGTCTTTGAACGGGTCCCGACTGAAACCATTCCCAAGCGGGTTCAAATACGTCAACTCTTCCTTGCTTGGCTTCCTGTTCAGAATGAGGATCATCAATAATGAATAGATCAGCACCCCGACCAGCCAAGGCACCACCAACGCCAATAGCAAAATACTCACCGTTAAAATTTGTACCCCAACGAGAAGCACTTTTACTGTCTGCTTGAAGCTCGACACTAGGAAAGATGTCACGGTAGCTCTCCGATCCCACCAAGTTACGTACGCGCCGACCAAAGTTCACGGCCAGATCCGCCGTGTGAGACGCCATGATGACCTTTTTGTGCGGGTATTTGCCTAGAAACCACGCAGGAGCTAAGTAACTGATCATCTCCGACTTGCCATGACGCGGGGCGATGTTGACGATCACGCGCTTCTTCACGCCGTTGGCGATTTCTTCAAAGATTCTCGCCAATTTCCTATGGTGGGGGCCTACCTTATAGCCGGGATACACGTGATTGATGAAATCGAGGAAGGAATCCTTCCCCTTTGCCTGCGTTAGCTGGTTCTGATACGTCTTAAGTAGCTCTGCAACGCGCCGTTTCTCCTTGTCCGGCATTTTTGGCAGGGCAAGTTTGAGTTTTTTGATGTTTTCTTGGGTCAGTTGCACGATTTTTAGTCTTTTAGCAGGTCACGGATGCCTTGCGACTCTGGACCCCACAGACCAATCGGACATTTCTGGTTAGCGAAGCGGGTTTTGCCCTGAATGATGCAGCCACAACGCTTGCAGATACCCATTTTGTTGTGTTCACACGGCTCGCAGTGCGACAGACGCTCTTCAACCGTGGATTTTCTAGCCATTACTGCCATTTTCCACCTGCACTGGCTCGTCTATAACTGTGTATTCGATGCCTTCCAGCACCGAGAGAAGCTCCTTCTCAACCTCCTCAATTGGCTTGATGATGTGCGTGACCTCGCTGCGCTTCTTAAACGCATCAACGCCGTCCACTTCGCCTAACTTAGTGATGGCTTGGATACGGGTCTTGCTGTTTTCAGCGTGTTCTACCTCGTAGACCAGCTTGTTTACCACATACAGCTTCAATTCAGACAGGTCGTCCACGATAGCGCAGTTGCTCTGCGCGACTAACCCGGCCAAGAACGCCATCGTTTCGTTCGGGTACTTGCTGTAATCAATACGGGTCTTGGGATTAGCGAGGTGGGCAGTGGCGATTTCTTTCGCTGCCGTGATGTCATTCTCGTCTGGGCAGAGCGGCGTCCCAGTCAGGTCGGAAATTAACTTAATTGTCCGTGCCCTCATCTCGATCTCAGCCTCGGGAGTCAACTCCGGCAAGGCTTCGGCCGCGTTTGCGGGGAGGGCGATGTTCTCTTCAATCTCTGGGATAAGAAGGTCTTGCATGTTTTTTGCGGGGGGCTAAGTCCCGGATCAACACTATATAGCAGAAAATAAAACGCATGGTACCAAAAAGACAACCGGGGGTGTTTTATAGGCGAGGGGGGTGGGGGTCGAGCTTGGTAAAAAACGTAATTAATGATGTAGATACAGGCGATTTTCAAAAGCCGGTTTTTGAAATGAGTGGTGTCGTTTGTGAGTATTCAAGTGTAGAGGTGAGACAGGGGGACCCATTTACAGATCGGGGTCATGGGGTATGGGTGGGGTCTGTCTCTGCCCGGTTTCGCCCGCGCCGCGCCCACCCCGTTGCGTATTAGGTAATACGCAGTCGCAAAAATACCACGAAAAAAGTTAAGAATTGACGGAACTACCTGCCCGGAAATCGGTCTAACTATATACAAGCGGCGCATATCGCGGCGCAAACTGAGGTAGACCAAAATGAATCTCTCGCTGTACCAGTACATTCTCGATGATCTCCGTACCGTCGCGCAGGGTGGCGTGACTCAGGCTCAGGCTTTCGCCAATCTCCGCGAAACCGTTCCGGCGCTGTTTCCAATCGAGCCGAAACAGGTCGATATCAAAGCCGTGACTGATTCGCCAGAGTGGAAGGCCTTTGACACTCAGGCGCGCCGGGTTTTTGCTGAGGCTTACTTTTCCGCACCCCGTGAGATCGAGTCTAAGATGTGGGACGTCGCATCGTTCGGGCTGCAAGTGTGGGAGGCTGATAAAAAAGCCGCCAAGGATTTCACGCCTGATCAGGCTAAGGTTCGCAAAGCCGCGCAGGATTACGTTCGCGTCGCATTCCGCCAGAACGTGACCAAACTGATACCGGCCGCGATTGATGCGGTACAGGCTGAGGCTGGCGAGAAATTGCCCGACCCGGCTGCGATCCTCGCACTGGTTCGGGGTGCATTCGTGATCCTATCGGAGAAAAAGCCTGATGCGGCGCGCACCCTGCTAAACGCTCTCGATGCCGAGGTCAAGTTC